CTGACTTGTATGCACCAGTCAAATCAATATTAGACTCGGCCAGTGCAGTATCGAACGCATCGAATACTTCCTTGTTCGTCACTAGCTTGTAACGATCCGATACAATGGACAGTACCTCGTTATTATCAGGGTTAACAATAGCCTTGCGCCCTTCGATAGCTAGTGGACTACCATCCATATCAATAAATACCGGAGTCTCTACTGGTGTAAAGAAGTCTACAGACTCAGTAGCCTTCAAGGTCGTATAAGACTTCGACATTGTAGTGTCGTGCTCTAGTTCTGTATTGCGCTCAAAGGCATTAAGGTTATTGAGCCTACGTTCTTTGAACTTGCTGCCTGAATTGATCACGTTATTCATAATATAAATCTGCCTCGTCTTCATCGTTAGTATTAATTTCTACACAACCGAACCGCATTGTCCCATCATTATACCAGCACTCAGTCTGGTCTGTCAACTCCACCTCGTGAGCATGTACATCAAAGAGACTGATAATACTTTTAGGAAAGATACCTATAGTACCTGAATCTACTGCGTACCTGTCGCCATAGTTATCATGGTACATACCATCACCATACATGGTATTATAAACTACACAAGTATGATTGTCAATAACTACCTCGCCGCCTTTCCAGTTATCATCTAGTACTGTCTCTAAGAACTCTTCGTACTGTTCGTCTGTAAGTATGTAGCAAGGATCACTTACTACATATCTTCCTGCTTTTAGTTTAATCATTAATGCCACCTTTAACTATAATAAAGTTTAGGTTCTTTGTCTTCTTCATATAAACTATATCCAATAAACTCATCAGGATCATCACAGTATGGTCGAATCCAATCAAAGAATTTATCTATCTCATCAGCATAATTTTTCAGATCAGATCTACCTGTCAGGTAATACTGGTTACCTATCTCGTCATATCTAAGTTCCATAGTGCTAAAAGGAATATGATAATAACTACTACAACACAACATAAAGTCCCACCTGTTAGTATTAAACAACGGATGATCAGGTAGTTCCGCATCTATGTTTAAACACTGGTCATCACCTACCATATGCTTAAGAATATTAATTACTTCCTCGGGTGTATCTTCTTTAAGAGATACTTTCAAATATATTTCTGTATACATTCCCATATCAATGCCACCTATATGATATCACATCAACATCTTTATCCCAACACGCTCTACAATCACCACACTTTCCGGCATTGTCTGGAGCATGACACATCTGAACCACACTGTCAACTGCAATGATATCTTTTTGTTTAATGATAGTGCTTGTAGAAAAGTCCTTAATAATCAATAACTTACCATACACACTATCACTTGACAATCTCACATTGACATTATCTAGTTTGTTCATTTCCTTTAAGACTTTTAAGATCTTAGGAAACTTATACATCCTAGTAGGCAACCAGTGTTTAACATGTGGAGTACGCTTCATCACCTCAAGGATCTTGTTAGCAAGACCTAGGCTATATACATCTCCTGAATCGAACCATCTGAAATATGATTGCTTAGCTAGCGCCTCAACCATATCGTCAGCCCATTCATCACGCTTCCAATCTTCTTTGTTATGCTCTCGTGCTGCTATGACATTAGGCCACGAGTAGTTGCCTTTAGTTGCGTAACAAGTAGAGCAGGCTTCTACTAGTTTACCATTCTCTTTAGAGCCGGGACAAGTATTGATAGCTTCTAGCGACCACGACTTGCAAGGCATCTTACTTGACTTAGATAGTTTAATCATTTTTTAGACCTAGTTCGTTAAGTGAAGTTAAATGTCTTAGCTTAGCTTGAGCATCTCTGATAATCAGATAGTGCTTATACTCAAAATCGCGCCTTGCTTTAAGCAGGCTAAGCATTGCGTAATAGTCTACCATCATATCAGAGATCATGTCAAGTTCCTCTTAGAACGCCAGCCCAGCTAGCTCATCTTCTACAGATGTAGTAGGCTCAGCTACAACTGTATCCTTTTTAGCTACCTTCTTTTCAGGTGCTTCTACCTGATTTTCAGGTGCTTTAAAGAGCTTAACATAAGCGGCAGGAAGCTGCTTCTTTTCAAGCATAGCCTGCACTTCGCCGTGTGTCAAGTCCTTTTTAGCTACATTGTTATGATGCTCTAGGATTAGCGCCACAATAATGCGGGACTGCTTCCAGTTAGCTCCGGTCATTGTAGAACCCTCGGCTAACTTTGTAAACCCTTCGCCAGAGAATACTCTACTGAGCAATTTAATCTGGTTAAACGTAGCTGTTTTATCAGCCGGAATAGTGCTTGGATCGAATTTAGTTTTCATAGTATACTCTCCAGTTAATTTATGCAATTCGCCATACACGATAAACTTTACCATGCTGCTTTCTAATAGTACAACGCTTACCCTGCGCCTTGAATGCAGAGTATACATTAGGCACCTTGTTTTTGTCAAGCTCAACTTGATAACTATCACCTACATTCATAGCAGCCACAGTAGACTTGTGATTGTATTGAGTAGTGGGCATAGGTACATTGCGTTCAATATGAAAAATCATAATTTATTTCTCCAAAGTTTTAAAGTTCAACTGGCCTCGCCGCCAGCCATTTCATCATGCCATGCTGACCGGAGTCTGTCAACCCCAATCAACTAAGGATACGTGGTTTAACATACCCTTACTTGACATTTGACTAAAAATATGCTATAATCTACTTCTTAGTTCTACGACGCTTTTTAGGTACAAACTTAGCACGTTTAACATCTATTCCATACGGGAATGGTTTAAAAGAATCATCTTTATTAACAGTATGAACGTAATCATCTTTGAATGCAAGGATAGTGTAAGTATCTCTACCTTTTTTGAATGAATCACGTACTTCTAGTTTATCAATCAGCATTACTTAACTCCATAGCATAATCAAAAGCTTCTTCGTAGGTATCAAAGCACTTTACAGCCTTACCATCTACTTTAAGAAAGTATCTAAAAGAATTCTTACAGATCTCATAGATCTTTAAAGTCCTTACCTTTGTGTTTAACTTTTCCATTCTTAGTTTCCTTTTTGCGGTCGATGAATGTTGCAGACTTATTATACCTTCTGGCATGTTTGGCGACAATGTTATTTAGTTTAACACGTTTTCGTTTCATCTGTCAAACCCCAGTTTAAACCCGTTAATGCCTGCAATAAAATACAGGCATGTGCTGGTTTACTCCGTTGTGCTCAGGCCCCAATAGCCTCTAGTTTCAAAGTGTTCGCCAATCTTGTCAAGTAACTCGACATTTTCCGCGCTCCATTCTAACACAGTTAGGTTAGTCAGTGGTGTCGAGATTGTCAGGATATGATAACCCTCTCGGTCAACAATGTCAATGGTGTGTTTGTTCATATGCTTAGCTCCGGCTGTTTGACTTCGACAGTGTAACCCATCCCCTTGATGACTGTCAACACTTCCCTAGTTAACGTCCTAGTACCTGCAATTCTGGCAAAGGATTCTGAGTCACTACAGGCAGGGTATATTGCTTCCTTACCATAGTTATTTTTGATTGTAACATAAATTTTCATAGTTTATTCCTCGTTAAAGTCGATCAACGCCGCGCCAAACATCATAGCAGCCGGACAAAGAATTGCAACCGGAAATGCTATAGCAGGATGTAAACCAGTTCCTACGTTAATCCAATCCATTCCAGCTTGGAATATAAACAGGCAACAAGCGCCCGTAATGAGTGATACTGTGCTGATTACTGTAGTTTTCATAATTTTTGCCTCGGTAACTCGTCAGGATAGGATACCAATTCCTATCAAAGCCCATTTCTGGGCGTTTCGTCGCGGCATTATACACAATAAATCTCAGAAAGTACAGGATTCTTAGCCTTGATATTACAGTTCGGCACGATATTATTTTCCATCGAAGCTACTACGCAATGCCTTACACCACGAAGGGTTCTAGTAACACTCAGGCACCTTATAGGATGCTTTTTAGCATTAAAGCTATCCATTTTCAGTAGTAGATCGTCAAAACTGACACTGCTATTTACTTTGAATTGCTTTACTGCACCGTTAGAAAACTTCACTACGTAGTTCCCTGTTTCGCCAGTATTGAGATCTAGTGCTTTGTTGATCCCTACGGATTCTTTACGCGCCCTGATTTTCATCTGGTTTTCAAGTACAGCAATCGTGTCGCGGTCGAATGTTTCGATTGATTCAGTCATATTAACTCCAATAGTTTTCTTGACATGGTAACTCTTCAAAACTAGGATACCAGTCCTAGTGATGCCCCTACAGTTTAGCAGGGGCATTTTGTCGTGTCAAAGTACAATGATTTCATGAGTGATCGGCATAGAATACACACCTTTTTCGGGCTTATCAACCATACCGTATTCAATGGTATCCCCAAGGATACCAATCACTTGATAAGTCCTATTCCTTCGAGACTTAGGGAAAGTGAACACTGTACCTACGTCAGGTAATCCTTCTGGACTAGGGGCTTCAAGTTCGGTTTCAAAGTCCATAAGCGCATCATGATCCATGTCGAATTCTTCGTTGATCAGGTCTGTAGTTTTCATAGTAAATATCCTTTAATTTTTGACAGTGGTAACTCATCAGCATAGGGTACCAATCCCTATGAACCCTAGCATACACTAGGGGTTTCGTCATTGTCAAACTTTATAAAATAATGCTACTGCTAATGCGCGTTCTGTAGCTTGGTATTCACGTTCTAACGCGTGGAAATCCTCATCCAGCTCATCACCGCTATGATACCACTCTGCACAGTCACCGTATAAATTTGCACAGTATTCTATCAAATATTCGTAATGTTTCATTTTAAAATTCCCTTGTAATTTGTTGAATAAACATAACCTTATGCCTTCGATTAGCCGTCATCCAATCCATGATAACACCCTTGTCAATACAAGTCACGTGACCCCTAGTATAAACCAAGTAAGTTTTTGATTTATCTAGCTTTTTCACCAGACTACTGAAGGCAATGTTATCTGCAAAAGCAGTCTTTACACTGCACCCCAAAACATTAAGCGCCCTTTCAATCTGGTAAGTTGCAGTACCTTGACGATGTTGTCTACCTTGACGCTCTAGTTCCGCTCTGGCCTTCCCAAAGGATACTTGAGCGCCTACCGCTACCGCTACGACACCACAAAAGCCCTCATCGTTGTAATACTTGCGACCAATCTTGACGAATTGATCATAATTTTTGTAAGTCTTGCGCTTAATCACGATTAAATATCCTCGTAAGTGTATGATATTTAACGGTGATTTAGGGACAGAAATCAAAGAGATTTCTACAGGGAGCTAACCGTATACGCGCCCTAAGTCCCTAAAGACCGCGCAAAGCTTCGCTAAGGAAGCTAAGCAACTTCGCTAGTATGGATACGGTTCACCCGTTAGGTTATCAGACTAACGCCGTGGCGATTCGGCCTGACCCGTCTCCGCTATGCGAAGGGGCTTGAGCAGCGGGTCTTTTGGATCTGGCTAAACTCAGGCACCACGGCACCTATCCAGACCTACTTGTTTCTCCCGAAACCCGCTTGATTGCTCAAACTTGGGGCGAATGATAAACGACCTGAAAAGCTTGTCAAAGGTTTTTTTTCAGTTTTTTGAAATTAATTTGTAAGTGCTTGAAAGATAAGGTAGTTTTTTTAGGCTGGTAGGTCTGTTTGGTTATAAATTACCTACTCGACAGGTGATTTCCTAGGTCTTACAAGTTTATCAGACCCGATAAACCTAATTATCTAGATAGGTTCTCAGGTATAGGAAGTTTGGTAAAGTAGGGGTAAAGGATCAATCGAGTTATAGGCTAGGCTGCTAGGCAAAAGAGGCCCCCGCGAATCGTGCGCGATGTAGAAGCAGTTGGGGGAGGGGAGGCATGTGGCAGGCCGGGGTCTCCCCCCCTATATACTACTACACGCCATCTAAGAACCAAATATAACATGACAAGTTATACTAGCATGACAAGTTATACTTAGCCCCGGCTGTTATACTTTGGCAGGACTATCATATGTACAGATTTAGCCCCGGCTATATAGACTATATAGGGGCATAAAAAAAGCCCCGCTAGGTATAGGTTCACCTTCGGGGCCTGTTAGTTCCATTATACACATAAAAATCAGATTTGTCAACCCCATAACTTGATTATGTATATAACTTATGGTTATAGCGTAGGCTTGACAAGTTCTAAAATAACTTGTATAATATAAGATAACTCTTAACATTATTCAGGTTTATTATGGCAGATGAATTCTTACCCACTAAGCGTCACGGTAAGCGAGAACTAACAGAAAAGCAACTAGCCCTTCTAGATAACCTAGAGGCCTGTAACTATGATCCTGTTAAAGCCGCTGAGATGGCAGGCTATGCTTATCCTCAACAAGCAGTAAGGTCAGTAAGAGAAGAACTGACTAATATAGCCCATGATCTAGTATCTAATAGTTCCTTAAGGGCAGCAGCTACGCTTACTGAGATCATGACTACAGATAGGCCCATACCTAATATTAAAGAAAAGATAGCAGCAGCTAATTCTCTTCTTGATAGAGGTGGTATAGCCAAACGAGAGATCTTAGATGTTAATCAAACAGTTAAGGGTGGGGTCTTTGTATTACCAGAAAAGAAACCTACTCAAATAGAAGATGCAGAATATACAGTAATAAAGGATTCTGAAGATGTCTAATAAACAATACGTACCTATTCCTAGATACTGTAAAAGACCTCCGTATGGTTACATAGCCGAGGATGACCTTTTAGTCCCTGACCAAACCCTTCTAGAACTCCTAGATCGTACTCTTCAGTTTATTGACTTTAAGGCTTTCCCTTCTTACAAACAAGCAGCAGATTATATTACTTATGAATCAGGAAGACCAATTACCTACGAAGGAATCAGACTCATCCACAGACTCAGAAAACACCCAGTACTCTATGGACAAGAAGACTATAGAGGAAACCTTGAAGAACCACCCTTTAGAGACTCTGACAGCCCCGTTACTGAAGAGACTACAGAAACAAGGGATAGTCCTGTGGGAAGTCTATCCTGAGATATATGAGCAAGACCATAACGGTAGGTTCCTTACTAACAAAGACGGAACCCCTAAGCGTAAACGAGGTAAGCTTAAAGGCTCTGCTCATAACTTTCATTCTGAAACTAAACACCAAAAGGCCGTAAGAGCCGCTAGAAGATCTATACGCAATAAACAAAAGAAAGTCTCCGAGCTAAGACACAGGGCTACTAAGAAACAAGAAGAGATTAAACGCAACAAAGAAACCTTAAAGAAACTAGACGGTAAACAGACTTCTAATAAACTACTCTCTAGTACAGACCTAAATGCTCTGCCTGCTACAGTACGAGAGGCTCTACAAGAAGAAGAGTCGGCTATTATCTTCAGGCCTAATGCAGGCCCACAAGAGGATTTCCTTAGTGCCTCAGAAAAGGAAGTGCTCTATGGTGGTGCAGCAGGCGGTGGTAAATCCTACGCTATGCTAGTAGACCCTCTGCCTCAGTTTGTTTTCAAAGAAGCTCGTGCGCTGCTTATTAGGCGTACAATGCCAGAGCTACGAGAACTCATAGATAAATCCTTTGAGTTGTACCCTAAGGCTTATCCCGGTGCTAGGTTCAGACAGCAAGATAAGACTTGGACATTCCCTTCAGGGGCTAAATTGGAGTTTGGTTACTGTGAGAAAGACTCTGATGTGTATCGTTATCAGGGCCAAGCATACTCTTGGATTGGCTTTGACGAACTGACTCAGTGGCCTACTGACTTCTGCTGGAACTACCTAGCCTCTCGACTAAGGACTGTTAACCCAGAGATTAAGACTTACTTAAGAGCCACAGCTAACCCCGGTAACATAGGTGGCTATTGGGTCAAGAAGAGATTCATTGATCCTGCTGTTCCCGGTGAGGCTTTCTTAGTCCGTAACCCTGACGGGTCTAGTATTACTCGTAGGTTCATCCCTGCTAAGCTCTCAGATAACCCTTACTTGTCTGATTCAGACTACGGGACTATGCTGGCTGGTCTGCCCCCTGTTCTTCGTAAGCAACTCCTTGAGGGTAATTGGGACGTAGTAGAAGGTGCAGCATTCCCTGAGTTCGACACAGAGAAGCACGTAATAGCCCCATTCGAGATACCTCCTCATTGGGAAAGACTTAAAGGCATCGACTACGGGTTTGCATCAGAGTCAGCCTGTATCTGGGCAGCAGTAGATCCCGATGACGGAACCTTAATAGTCTATAGGGAACTATACAAGAAAGGCCTAGTAGGGTCTGAACTAGGCTTAATGATAACAGAACTAGAAAGACCTGACATACGTTCTGTACCGGGAGTACTAGACGGAGCAGCTTGGTCACAAACAGGCGCAGGCTACAAAGGCCCTACAGTAGGAGAAGTCCTAGTCCAGCAAGGACATAAACTCCGCAGGGCTGATAAGAATCGTATAGCAGGTAAGATCCAAGTCCATGAAAGGTTAGCAATCGCTCACTCTGGCAGGCCAAAGCTTCAGGTATTCAGCAGTTGCCCTAACCTAATACGTGAATTACAGGCCCTGCCTACTGATAAAAACAACCCAGAGGACGTAGATACTAAGGCCCAAGACCACGCTTATGATGCGCTGCGGTATTTAATCATGGCTAGACCACGTATGGAAGGCCATATGGAAAGACTAGCTAGGTATCGAGCCGAGGTATATCAGCCCACAGATGATGTGTTTGGCTACTAATTTCGACATGACTCACAAGTTATACTTGACAAATATGTTATTCACCTGTATAATGATAGGTATCCTTCAACATAAACAGGACAAGTTATGAAAGACTATATGCGAGGCGGTACTAACGAAGCCGTATCTCAAGGAGACTTGAAGGGTTCTGGTGGCGCTGCTGGTGGTGCTGGCGGTGCTTCAGGTTATGTATTCGGTAGCTGTAACGAGGGTTGTTCACAAGGCCACCTTAGCGCATCTTCAATCAACACTGGTCAGAACGATGCCTCTACAGTACACTCAGCCAACGACAAGGGTGCTATCCTGTCTAAGCTTGGCTCAGCAGGTATGGCTCCGAACGCCAAGGAACTCTAATATGTACAATAGCAATCCTAACCAGAACGAAAAGATTCGATCTGATTTTGCCACAAGGCGTAAGACTACAGGCCCAGAGCAGATGCCCTCCGAGATGGCGTTTGGCCCTATCTCACCTGAGTCCCACCCTGCTATTGTCTGCCAGCAAGAACATACGACAGTATCTTCTCTTGCTGGTATCGACAAGGCTTCTAATCCTAAAGACGGACAGCCCTGTTAAAAATGGCAGAAGAAAACACCCTACTCAACGCCAATCACATTGTTGATGTCCCTGACGAAGAAGGCAAAGAACTAAAGCTGCCCGACAATCAGACCAGCAATGTCATTGGTGTTATCAAGTCTCGATATCAATCCGCTAAGGATGCTCGTGAAGTAACCGAGAAGAACTGGCTGTCTGCATATCAGAACTACCGGGGTGTATACGGTAAGAATGTAAAGTTTAGAGAGCACGAAAAGTCTAAAGTATTTGTAAAGATTACAAAAGCTAAGGTTCTCGCTGCTTACGGAATGCTTGTAGATGTGGTCTTTGGTACTACTGAGTTTCCTATTGGAGTACAAGAAACGAAAGTACCTGAAGGCTTAGTTGACAAAGCCCATCTACAGCCATCTATTGAAACCTCTAGCCCTATACAACAAGAAGCAGAACCAGAGATTGGTTTCTCCAATCCTCTTGATGTAGGGTACGCAGGTGATGGTAAGATCCTTCCGCCCGGAGGTCTTCAACTCCTAGACGATCTAGGACAGCAAACAGAAGAATATACCTCAGAGAATGGTAACGTAATACTTCAACCGGGGCCTGCACCAGACCCAAGTATGCCTCAGTTGAATCCCGCTAAAGAAGCAGCTCGACGTATGCAGCGTTTGATTCACGACCAAATAGATGAATCGAAAGGGGATATAGAGATCCGACGGGCAATGTTTGAGGCTGCTCTCCTTGGTACTGGCGTTGTCAAAGGGCCGTATAACTTTAACAAGCGCATCAACAAGTGGAGCGAAGGAGAGGACGGCAAGCGCACTTACGAGCCTCTAGACGTTCGAGTACCAAGGATCGAATTCGTATCGTGTTGGGATCTTTATCCTGACCCGTACGCTACTGACGTAGATGATTCAGACTTTATAATCCAGCGTCGTAAGATGACTAGATCTGAACTGCGTAAGCTTGCACGAGCACCTTACTTCAGAGCAGACTCTATTAAGAAGTGCCTTGCTGATGGGCCTAACTACGTAGCAGAAGACTTTGAATATACAATTCGTACAGATGACTCAAGTGATACGGGAACACTGTACAACACTCGCTTTGAGGTTATTGAGTATTGGGGTGTTATGGATGCTGAGTTCCTTCGTGAACTGGGCGTAGACGTAGCCGATAGTGTCTCAGACCTTGACGAGCTTCAGTGTAATATATGGATCTGTGGTGATCAAGTCATTAGGGCAGTACTGAATCCTTTCTTGCCCGACAGACTTCCTTACAATGCTTTCTCTTACGAAGACAACCCCTATAGCTTTTGGGGCGTAGGCGTAGCAGAGAACATGGAAGACTCACAGCAGATCATGAATGGTCATGCTCGTATGGCTATTGATAACCTCGCCTTGTCGGGAAGTGTAGTCTTTGATATTGACGAGACAGCACTAGTGCCCGGACAGTCTATGCAGATCTATCCGGGTAAAGTATTCAGAAGGCAGTCAGGTGCGCCGGGACAAGCAGTGTATGCTATTAAGTTCCCGAATACGTCACAAGAAAACCTGATGATGTTTGATAAGTTCAGACAGCTTGCTGATGAACAGACAGGCATACCTAGTTATTCACATGGTCAAACAGGCGTACAGAGTATGACTCGTACTGCGTCTGGTATGTCTATGTTGCTTGGTGCTGCCTCACTCAACATTAAGACAGTCGTTAAGAACATCGACGATCAGTTGTTGCAGCCACTAGGCGAAGCATTCTTTAACTGGAACTCTCAGTTCTACGAAGGGCCTCTTGGAGTACATGGCGACTTAGAGATTAAAGCAATGGGTACTACTTCTTTGATGCAGAAGGAAGTCCGAAGTCAGAGACTGACTATGTTCATGCAGACAGCAGCTAACCCTGCTATTGCACCATACGTCAAGATGTCTACGCTGATCAAGGAGTTTGCTCATAGCATTGATCTTGATCCAGAAGAACTACTTAACACACCAGAAGAAGCAGCTATTGCAGCAGCACTCGCAGGAGCTATGAATGGACAAGAAGCAGGCGCACAAGCTGGGGCCGCTGGTCAAGCACCCGCTGGCATGGGGGGCGCTGGAGGATTACCTGAAGACGTTACGGGGCAACCTACTGGAACGCCTGACGGTGGAACAATCGGGCCGAGAATTCCGCAAGATCCAAGCGCAGACGGCTTTACTGGATAATCTATTAGCCTTGCCTATTATAGCAGAAGCAGCAGTAAATGAACCAGACTACGATGAAACCTGATGATCAAATGGAAGACGAGGCAGTCGATTACTTCCTTGACGAGAACCTCGCACCAGAAGAACAAGAATATCTTCTGGACGCTATAGAAGTAGATCCAAAGCTTTCAGAGATTTTTGACAGAGTAATGCTACGTGCTATTGAAGTTTCTAAAGAAGGTGCAATTGAAGGCCCCGGAGATGGCGATGACGATGCTATACCCGCTAGGCTTTCTGACGGTGAGTTTGTCTTTAGTGCACCTGCTGTTGAGATTATTGGGCTAGAGAAGCTTGAAGCAATGCACAACAGAGCACGAGAGCAAGCAGGGTTCTCAGACGTAGCAGACACAGAAGTAACATCAGAGTTTGAAGTAGAAGGATCTGATGAGAGAGTAGAGGTCACTGAGCCTGCTGCTGACGCACTGGCTAGGTTAGAAGATAGGATTCAAAAGTTAGAAGGTGGTTATGTCTACTAAAAAAGATTCTCGATTAGAAAGAGCAGGCGTTAGCGGTTATAATAAACCCAAGCGTACTCCTAACCATCCGACAAAAAGTCACGTTGTTGTGGCTAAAGACGGCGACAAAGTTAAGACAATTCGCTTTGGTCAGCAAGGCGTAAAGGGTGCGGGTAAAAGCCCAAGCTCGTCTAAGGATAAAGCCAGACAAAAATCTTTTAAAGCTCGACATGCCAAGAACATCTCTAAAGGAAAAATGTCTGCGGCATACTGGGCTGATAAGGTTAAGTGGTAATGAAACTCACTCAAGACGAATTAGGAAAAGTAAAAGGCAGTGTATCTGTTAAGCCTACGCCGATGCAGGAATTCCTTGATGAGTACAGGAAGTTTGCAGAGGTGTCTAATGAGATTACCCGCGAAACAGTAGCTGATCTAGTAGCTGTATCAGAAAGTAATAAGCAAGAGATTGTTAATGCTTTACTCTTTAGGCCGATGATTAGATCTTTGTATGTCAACAGGGATCAAGAGAACTTGATTAAGTCAGTGGATGTAGAATATGTCTAATGAAACAGATAATGCAGATCTGTTTTATATTAATAGCATTTTCTCTACTGATTGGGTGGCATCCGACACTGAAGCAGTCACGACTACTAACGTCATTACCGCTGCTGAATCTGGTACTCGGTTTGTACTGAATAGCGCAACAGCATTTGTAAGCACTTTGCCTACGCCTGCTGCTGGTCTTGAGTACTGGTTCTACATTGGTGCTACTGAGCCTACTACCTCTCATACGGTAGTTACAGCAAGCTCAGCTAATATTATTGTAGGTAACGTATCTAGCCCTGAAGATGCTGCTGGCTCTGTAGCTACAGTTACTGACGCAGATACTATTACCTTTGTAGCTAACCTTGCAGTACATGGTGATTACGTCCACGTATGGTCTGACGGTACTAACTGGTATCTTGACGGCATGTGTAAAGTACAAGACGGTATTACTACTACTCAGGCTGGTTAATGTCTGAATTAGAAGAACTCTACAGGGAGCGTGAGAGGATTCTTTCGCTCCTTAAAGAAGAACAAGAACGACGAAAAGATCCTGACCGCACATCGGAATCTCTTCTGAGTTCTAAATCGCTGATGAGCGATCAATAAATACATTTAACTCTTAGGCCACCTAGAAGTTAAAGCCCCTCTTAGGAATGTGCAACCCTTAAGAGGCCACCTTAAACTGACAGCCCCGAAAGGAGAATACAATGTCTGAAGCACAACCAAACCCATATAACGCACGTAAAGAATGGCATAACACAGAAGACAAGGAGTTTGTTAACAGCGATTCTTTATTTGTCCCTCAGAACCCTGCACCAGCAGCCACTTCTGAAGACTCTGGCCCCGACGAACAGACGGCTACCCAGACGGACGATAACTATAAAAAGCGTTATGATGACCTTAAGAAGCACCATGATAAAACTATCACGCAGCTTCGACAGGAAGTAAGAGATCTTCAAGCGCAGATGGAGGTACAGCAACCACAATATGTACCGCCTAAAACGCAAGAAGAAGTAGATGCCTATAGGCAAAACAACCCCGAACTAACGGAAGTTGTAGAGACTATTGCTCATAAGCAGACCGAAGAGATTAAGGAGAAGCTCTCTAAGATTGAACAACGAGAGCGTCAAATTATGATCAAGGAAGCACAAGCATATCTTATGAATGTGCACCCTGACTTTGAGGATATTAAGAACGATCCTGAGTTCCACAGTTGGGCAGAAGCTCAGCCTAAGAAGATTCAGGAGTGGATCTATAACAACCCTTACGACGGAGAGTTAGCCGCTAGTGCAATTACACTCTTTAAGGCATCAAAGGGTACGAAGACTGAAGACGTTGAACAAAACGCATCTACTCAAACAATAGACCCAGATGCTGCTAGTCTTGTTCCTACACGCAATGCAGGAGTAAGTACAGGCAGTCAAAAGAAGATTTGGTCACGAGCAGAGATTAGGAAACTAACCCCTGATCAGTACGATAAGTACGAAGACGAAATTGATCTGGCTATTGCAGAAGGTAGAATTACTAACTAAGCAATAGGAATTATATATCATGGCCGATTTTGAAGAAGGCTCAACACCGAGTATCTCCAACTTTGACACCGCCATTGCTGGTCAGACGAATGCGTTCTTCCTTCCTGAGGTATACAGTAAAAAGGTTCAAAACTTTTTCCGCAAAGCCTCAGTGGTTGAAGCAATCACTAACACTGACTATGCTGGCGAGATCGCTGCTTTTGGCGATACCGTAAACATTATCAAAGAACCGACTATCACTACTTACGACTACACTCGTGGTAGCGATACGACTCAAACGCTGCTGACTGACCAAGAGCTTACGATGGTCGTTGACCAAGCTCGTGCTTTCAAGTTCATCGTTGATGACATTGAAAAGCGTATGTCACATGCTAACTGGAAAGAAGTTGCATCAGGCTCCGCTGCCTATGCGCTGAAGGATCAGATGGACTCTAACGTCCTGACGTACATCTCAGCTAATGCTTCTACCGCTAGCCCTGACATGGTTATCGGTGCAGACGATGCTACGGCTGACGATCTGCCCAACCTTGGCGCTGCCGAGTCTGTACATATCGGTTTCTCAACTGGTACTACAGATCCTCTCGATCTCCTTTCTCGTATGTCTCGTCTGCTTGACGAACAGAACGTACCCGAAGAAGATCGTTGGTTCGTAGCTTCTCCTCTGTTCTACGAAGTATTGGCAGAGTCTAGCTCTAAGCTGCTCTCTGTTGATTACAACGCAGGTCAGGGTTCTATCCGAAACGGTCTGGTTACTTCAGGTCTGTTGCGCGGCTTCAAAATGTACAAGTCTAACAACATGCCTGCTGGTTCTAACTCAAAGATCGCTCTGGCTGGTCACATCTCAAGTGTGGCTACTGCTGGTACGATGTTGAACGTAGAAACTCTGCGTGACCCGACTAGCTTCGGTGATATCGTTCGTGGTCTTCATGTGTATGGGCGTAAAGTCCTGCGTGATGAAGCACTCGTTAAGGCGTTCTGGAACACAACTTCAGACGCGTAAGCGATATAGGGGGTCTTTTGAGGCCCCCTTACTTTAAAGGTATAGTATGTCAACTACATATTTAGCAGCTACTAATACAATCCTTAAGGAGCTAAACGAAGTAGAGCTTAGCTCTGCTAACTTTGCTAGTGCCGTAGGGATTCATGCCTTTGCGAAAGATATCATTAACAGAGCTTATTTTGATATTGTTAATGCAGAAGAAGAATGGCCCTTTTTAATCGAAGGAAACCCCGAAGAACCTTTCACAGGTTCTTTGTACATTGAGACTGTAGCAGGTACTAAGTTCTATTTGCTTAAGACTGCTTCAGCAGACATACGGACTGACTTTAAGTCTATTGATTGGGATAACTTCTACGTAACTACATACGGTGTAGCAGGTGCTACGGCTCCTTATACTAACCAGAAGTTACACTACGTTACTACCCAATACTACAATACAATGTTCAGACAAGAAGATAACAACACTGTCTTTGAGGCTGAAGGTTACGATACACCACGCAGAGTTATACGGAGCGCAGACAATAGATACTTTGGTCTGAGTCCAGTACCTGACAAGGTGTATAGAATTTACTTCAACGCTTGGACGCAGCCTGCTAGACTGTCTGCGTTTGGCGATGAGATTGTGATCCCTGATTCGTGGATCAACGTACTATATGCAAGAGCTAGATACTATATGTGGCAGTTTAAAGAAAGCCCACAACAAGCAGCCTTTGCATTACAAGAGTACAACGAAGGTCTGTTAAAGATGAGAAGGTCTTTGATGGAACAGACTCCTGACTTTATTACAGATGATAGAATAAGGTTTACGTAAGTGCCAGTAGCTCAGCCATTTACAGTAGTACCTCAGGGCGGGTTAGACTTAGTATCTACACCGTATGAGTTGCTCCGTAAGCCTAATGTTGCTGTTAAGCTAGATAACTTTGAAGTATCTAACGAGGGCGGCTACAGACGTATTAATGGTTTTACTGCCTTTGGTGGTGGTTCAGCTATTCAGCCAGAGGGATCTAACCAAATCTTTGGCGTACAGCCTTACGGTGCTGGTGTAGTAGTCTGTGTAGATACATCTGTATATTACTCAGAAGATGGCATCACTTGGACACAGATCAATAAGGATCTAGCAGGTGGTGGTAATGACGCAGCCTTAGCAGGCGCAGCAGCCCTAGATAGACCATCTCAAGGACAGGCTCAGTTTGCTTTGATGCAAGCGCCAGTAGGTAAGACCTCTGCACTGTATGGTACACTGATTATAGCAACTGGTGCAGATCAAGTAGCTTTGTTTAGGATAGAGGGTACTGGTGGTTCAAAGACTTGGTACTACGAAGAACTCTCTACGCCTAGTGCAGGTAAGTACGTAGAAGTACACGAAAGGCATCTGTGTATTGTAGATACTACTAACGCACCAAGTACTGTGTATTATAGTGCCTACAACGAAGACGATGACTTTGCAGGAACAGGGTCTGGTTCGATTACTATTAACGATACTATCGTAGGTATCAAATCTTTCAGAAATGATTTGTATGTTTTCTGTGAGAGGTCAATCAAGAAGATTGTTGACATTAGTAATCCTACTAGTATAGAAGTCCAAGATGTAACTGATGACCTTGGTTGTGTCTCTGGTTACACTGTTCAAGAAATAGGAGGTGATCTTATCTACCTCTCTCAGGATGGTTTTAGAACCATTGCTGGTACTGAGAGAATAGGGGACATTGAGTTAGGTACTGTTAGTAAAAACATCCAACCTCTTATTTCTACGATTACTAACAGCCCCGGCTCCTACATTTTTAATAGTGTTGTCCTCAAAGGGAAGGATCAATACAGGATGTACTATAGTACGTCCGGTGGTAGTGCTACTAACCAGAAAGGTATTATAGGTACGCTGCGTGTAGATCCACAGTCAGGGGCTTATAGGTTTGAGTGGAGTACTTGCTCAGGCTTTGACGTAGGAGCAATAGGAGCTAACTTTAACGGAGCAGAGAAATACTACCACGGAGATCTTAGTGGTAATATTTATCTACACGACTCAGGAGATGACTTCGCAGGAACTGCTATCATCTATAACTACGTAACAGGTGACATGGACTTTGGCGATCCCGGCCTAAGAAAGACTTTACACTGGATGAATCTTTCTACGGAGCCAGAAGGATCTACGGATATTACGCTACAGTGGAAGTTTGACTTTAGTTCTACGGGGATTGTACAGCCTTCTCAGACTGACGTAGGCACACTAAGCTACGGAGCAGTATATGGTACGGCAGTGTACGGAACGGACGTATACGGTATCTCTACTCCACTTAAGAGAATTAACTTATTAGGATCTGGAACTTCAGTATCTTTTAGTTTTACTGGAGAAGATTCTTATCCACCCTTTAAAATAACAGGTATGTACATTACTTTTGTACCAATGGATAGGCGCTAATGGCAGGATACACAAGACAGACAACATTCGTAGACGCTGCTACAATCGAGGCAGCAGATCATAACTCTGAGCTTAATGCAGTACAAGCAGCCTTTGCTAATACTACTGGTCATGCTCACGATGGCACAGCCGCAGAAGGCCCTGTCATAGGGTTAATTGGTGATGCGGGTGTAACTACTCCGCTTAATAAAGTTCTTATTGACACGGCTAATGACAACATTGGTTTTTGGGTTGATGTAGCTAGTTCCTCAGTAGAGCAGATTATTATTACTGATGGCACTATCGAGCCTGTTACAGATAGCGACATAGATCTCGGGACAAACACTAAAAGATTCAAGGATCTCTATGCCGACACCATCACCTTGACGACAGCCGTCCCGGTTGCTCAAGGGGG